TTTTCGAATGTGGACATCTATGAGGGTACTTTAGTCACCGAACGTTACACTGTCAATACATCTGATCCTGATCAACGATTTGTGATTAACAATCCAAACGGTGACACGACAACATTAAAAGTGACCGTACAAAATTCAGCAACAGATTCTACTTCATTTACTTATTCATTAAATACATCAATCACTGGTATTAATGCATCATCACGTGTTTACTTTTTACAAGAGATTGAAGATGGAAAGTATGAAATTTATTTTGGTGATGGTATTTTAGGTAATGCTTTAGATAATGGAAATATTGTGACATTAGAATACATTGTCAGTAACACAGACGAAGCAAACGGTGCATCATCATTTTCTTTTTCTGGTGCAATTGGAGGTTTCTCTAACATACAAGTCACAACTATTGCCAATGCATCAGGTGGTGCAGCTGCAGAAACAATTAAGTCAATTAAGTTTAATGCACCAAAAAGATTCTCAGCACAAAATCGTGCTGTCACATTAGGAGATTATAAAGCGATTGTGTCAGACATTTATCCTAATGTTCAATCGATTCGTGTATGGGGTGGTGAAGATAATGATCCGCCAATCTATGGTCGTGTTTATATTTCGATTAAATCTTTGGCAGGTACAAATTTAACAACTACAGAAAAAGAAAGAATTGTTTCTGATTTAAAAGAATATAAGATTGCATCTGTAACGCCTGTCGTTGTTGATCCAGAAGTTATCTATTTGACAATTGATAGTGATGTTAAGTATGATGCAAAGACTACAACAAAAAACTCAAATGATATTAAAACTTCCGTATTAAGTGCGATTACTAATTTCAACACAATCAATTTGCAAAAATTTGATGGACCATTATATTATTCTCAACTATTAGAAAACATTAATGATGCTGACGATTCGATTGTTAGTAACATTACAAAGTTTAAAATATATCAATTAATTACACCAACAACAACAAAATCGGAAACATATACTATTAAGTTTAATAATGCATTGTATCATCCACATATGGGTCATGCTAGTATTTTAACTACATCTGGTTTTAAAATTAATGGTGATGCAACAACAGAATATTTCTTAGATGATGATGGTAATGGTAATGTTCGTTTGTTCTCAACATCATTAACTGGTGTAAAGAATATTAAAAATGCAAATCAAGGAACAATTGACTATGCAACAGGTGAAATTATTGTTAATGATTTATTCATTACAGAATTATCAGATATTGATGGTGCGGCAACAACAGTTGGTCGACTTACTGTACAACCAGCGTCTTATGATTTGGCACCAGTACGTAATCAAATATTAGAAATTGATTTAACAAACACAACTGTTAATGTGACTGCTGATAACTATGCAGAAACAGGTGGTGTTGGATACACGACAACAGCATCAAACTATTAATGACACATGGCAATAAACGACAAAAAAATTTCAAAAATTGTAAGTAAACAATTTCCTGAATTTGTTCGTTCACGTCATCCAGAACTTCTTACATTTATTGAAAAGTATTACACACTTATGGAAAGTGCTGTACTCACTTTAAGTCAAAAAGAAGAAGTTGATCAAATACAATTAGAAACAGCTGAAACATCATATCTACAATTAAACTCAACAGATGAATTTAATACCAATAGTGGTGATTATATTGTTGATGAACAATCACTATATGGTGAATTTACATCTGGTGAAATAATTACTGGTACAACGTCAGGTCAAACAGCAACTATTTTAGTAGATGATGCTGATAATAATAAACTATACATTACAGCAAATACAAAATTTATTATTGGTGAAACAATTACAGGTTCTATATCTAATGCAAGTGCAAAGATAGGAGAGTATCGTGGTAATCCGATAGAAAATATTAATCAATTATTAGAATATGTTGATGTTGATAATACTTTAGATAAATTCTTTTTAGAATTTCGTAATCAACTACTCAATGCAATACCGAATAATCTTATTACAGGATTAAATAAAAGAAAATTTACAAAAAATATTAGTGATCTATATCAGAAAAAAGGAACAACAGAAGGTCACAAAACATTCTTTCGTGCATTATTAGATGAAAATGCTGAAATATATTATCCAACAGTTGATCTATTACGTGTATCTGATGGTGAATGGAGAAAAAGAGATTTCATTAAAGTTACATTAAAATCTCCAGTTGATGCTGATACAAACAATTTACTGAATCAAACAATAACACAAACAGAAATTATAGGAAATGATTTTGTCAATACTGCAACAGCAATAGTCAATGCTGTAGAAAAAGAAACAATTAATGGCGTTGAAGTATCAACATTATATTTAGAAAAAAATAGTATTGTTGGTAATTTTAGATTTTCAAGCTATGATGATTTATTATTAGAAGATGGTGATTCGATTCTTTTAGAAACGGGTGATAAGATTGATCAAGAAGCAGAAATTTATTTAACTGGTGTTGATCGAACAGATCCAGAAATTTTAATTCAATGTGTTATACGACCGTCAATTGATGAAATTACAATAATAGATCCTGGTGCATATTATGTTGCCAATGATACAATTAATTTTACAAATGAAGGTTCTGGTGTTAGAGGTAATTTACAAATAACAAGCGTATCATCAGGTAAAATCACAGGTATTGTGATTGACGATGGCGGTTCTGGTTATGCTGTAAATGATGTTCTAAATGTTGATAACACAGGAACAGGTGGTAGTGATTTTGCTGGTTATGTAAGTAGTGTATCTGGTGGTGTTATCACAGGTATTACAATTACAAATTATGGTAATGGATATTCTGTCTTACCTAGTATTTCAGTTACATCATCTGGTGGTAGTGGTGCTGATATATTTGCAACAAGTGATGAGATTGGTAAGATATTACAAATTGATGTGTTAGATCATGGTTATAATTATCAAGCTGTTGCTGATGTAAACGTTCACACACATTTACAATTAAAAGATTTATCTGATAGTTTTATTTCTGGTGAAACAGTTACAAGTACAACGACTGATAATATTATTAGTGAATCATATTATTATAACAATATGATAACAGAGAATGGTGATAATATTTTATTCGAAGATGATGATATTATGGTAAGTGATTTTCCATTTACACCAGAACCACAATTTAAATTATTAGATGAAACTGATGGTGATGAAATTTTACTGGAAGAACAAACAACTGGTACTGCAACTGTTGATACATATATTGGCGCAAGTCACTTATTAGAATTAAAAGATATTACAAATTATTTTCAAGCGACAGAAACAATAACAGGTCTAACATCAGGAACTACTGCAACTATCGTGAACGAAAACACCGCATCAATTTCTTCAACGATTGATACTGTTGTAACAGATTCTGGCGAGTTTATAAATGTTGATGGACATGTTTCAGAATCAACAAAAAGAATACAAGATAGTTTATATTATCAAGACTATTCTTATGTTGTAAAGATTGGTGAATCTATTCGAACCTGGAGAGATGATGCAAAACGTTCAATGCATCCTGCAGGTTTTAATTTATTCGGTGAAGTTGCGATTAGAACACAAGTTAGTGCTAAAATGAAAAAAGGATTTACACTATCAAGTGGTATCACAGAGGCAGATGAAGTTATCGAATTATTTGAACTCATATTCTCAGAAAAGATTGGTAGACGATTGGGTACTGCAACAGACGGAACATCCTTACGTTCGACACCAAATGCTGGTATTGAGGGTAGTGCATCATTTGGCAACACAAGAGATTTAACATTATCGACTGAAAGAAAAATTACATTTAATTCTGATAGACAAAGACAAGTTCAGAGTATTAATGTTACAAGAGGATTTGTCTATGCGGGACCTCGATATTCTAATATCAATCGATTTGCATCAACAGCCTTCGATACGACTGCCAGTGATAGTGGTATTACGTTAGATGTTCTAAATAATATAAAGATAAGAGGTACAGGTAAAACACCACCTAATGAAAGCACACCAACGTTTGCAGATTTCACCTCAGATTTAAGAACAAACTTTACATTACCTACTGAAATAACGACAACAACCTCGCCATAAACATGATAAATAGATATAAATATAATATGAAGGAAGTAACATGCCAGCAATAATAACAAACAAATTTAGAGTTCACAATGCTGAACAATTTAAAGAGAGTTTCGGTGAGGCAGCTGATACTTATTATCTAGGTATTGGTAGACCTCAAGCATTTGCAGATAATCAAGCATTTAATGACGGAACAGATACTAATCCTCCAACACCTAATGATGATATTGGAACAGAGTATTATGCCTATGATGACTTATTATCTGCTAAAAAGATTTCAAGTTCAGACGTATCAATAGTTATTCCAAGAAGAAATTGGACAACAGGTACTGTCTATGATTATTATCGACACGACTATGGAAATATTAACAGCGCTGGCAGTGCAATAACTTCCGATAGTGGTGCATCTAATTTATTTGATTCTACATTCTATGTGTTAACAAGTACATATGATGTTTATAAATGTATCGATAATAATGATGGTGCGGCTTCAACAGTAGAACCATCCGCAAATAAAAACACTTCAACATTCTCAACTGCTGATGGATATG